CAAGGGGAAACTAAAGAAATATAGATCCTTAGATACTGTCATTCCAAAAGCCATGCAGGATTTCAAGAAAGCGAATTTGGGTGAAAAGAAAGTCGATGTATCGGCACAAACCCAGACTCAGACGTGTGAAGTCCAGTGTGACCAGGATCTGGCCAAGATGGGAACCTATAAAGTCCCAGTGCGAGCAAAGGTAAACAAGCTCGTGAAGAAAACCAAGAGGTTTTCAGCTCCCGAAGGAATGACCACCTTCCTTCGTTGTAAGATGTTTCTTAAGAAAAGAGACCCACATTCACTGGAAACGCTAGTAATGTGGGCCATACAGTGGCTCCAGAAGAACGGTAGGAGCCTAGAGGATCCAAGACATTATCAGGAATTGTCCAGTGCGGTTACTACAGCTTTCCTCGTAACAGAGGAAGAGCTAGAATTCCGTCAGACGATTAAGCGAAGGGATGTATTGGATGGAATGAAACATCTAAATGAAACACTAGCCGGTGACTTAGGAGAGTCCTTCATTTTGAACGGAATTGGTTCAAAATTGAAGAGGGTTGTCAAAAGACCTTTCATTTCCGCTGTTGCTTGGCCGGGTAGTGTTGGAGCCGGTCTATAGGCCACCCTACTGAGAAAGCGGGCACATTGCCAACAAACGCCATTGCTTGACGCAACAAATGGTGGTGTCCGCTTGACTACAGGCTCAGTAGGGAAACATAAGGTAAAGGAGTATTTGCAACACTTGGATCACTCCTTTATCACAGAACCACACGGTTATTATAACCAGTGTGCTTGTAATGAGAACACAGCATTACTAATGCGTCACGGGTTACCTGACATGGAAGGGTTTGATCCAACCGGACCTCTAGCTGTCGAACTAGAGAGAGTCTATGATCAGATGGGAAAAGAAGTCCTTGAGAAGACGATGCTCCAAAAACTCCCCGCTAACGAGGTTTTGGAGAATACAAGAGCTAAGCTCGTTAAAAGATATAAGGCGGCCTATTATAATATTAGGAAAGATAGAATAGTCTGTGGTAAGAAAGAGACCAGAGTAAAAGCATTCATCAAGTTTGAAAAAGTGCCAATGATGAAATTGCACTTAAAGGCTCCTAGGCTGATACAGCACAGGAGCTATGAGTATTGTTTTGAGTTGAAATCTTTTATTCTGGATCATTCCTTGAGAGTTAAACAAGAAGGGTATAATTGGTGTGGTCAAAGCATCAACACTATACTCACGAAGATTCATAACAATCAGGGGATAGCAAAAGTGTTGCGGGAAAGCTGGGATATGTTCCGGCACCCCGTAGCTATTTGTTTGGACCATAGTAAATTCGATGGACATTATAATAGTTGGCTGTTAGGTTTAGAGCATAAGTATTGGCTCACTATTTTCGGTGGTAGTAGAAGATTAAAACACTTGCTGGACTTGCAAATGAAAAATAAGGGCATATCACAATATGGTATAAGATACAAGATGTACGGCCATAGAATGTCTGGAGAGTACACTACTAGTGAAGGAAATAGTGCAACAAACTATGCTATCTTACGAGCTTATTGCAATGTTATTGGGGTACCCAATGTCAGAATACACGTCAATGGTGATGATTCTGTATTGGTCGTGGAATATGAGGATAAGGATAAAGTAATCAATAATTTGAACATGTTGGCGCAAGTTAATATGCAAACGGAATTAGACATAGCAGCCGAGGATTTTAGAAAGATTAGTTATTGCCAATGCTCTCCGGTTAGGGTTGAGGGCGATTGGTATATGGTTAGAAACCCGTTTAGGGTAATGTCTAGAGCTGTAGTGTGTGAAAAGCAATATGAGAGAATCATTGATAGGTATAGGTCGGGGCTAGGATTGTGTGAGTTAGCTGTAAACCAGGGAGTGCCTATACTCCAAGAGTTTGCCTTAGCATTGTTGAGGGTGTCGAAGCTTGCAAAACCATCAACTCTCGTGGAACGTATGCCGGCCGCATTGTCAGGT